ATCAGCACCGCTTCACGCTTGAATTCGGCAGTAAAACTACGACGACTCTTCGACATTCAATGCTCTCCTCACAAGTGATGATACGCTCTTTTCCGAGCGCCCACCATTCGTGGGAAAGTCCAACCATCACCAACACGATCATCGAGTCCCTTGAGTCAGGTGGTGGTAAACTTCCGCCTTGGTTCGGCTCAATTCGGCCTGGATTATCGCCAGGAACAGGCCAACAAAGAGCGGCACAATGAGCAGTTCGGGCTGCCGATCTCGAATGATCGACCGGACTTGCCGCCGGTTCCAGGAGGAGATGACGGTCGCCAGAAGCCGCCGGAAGATGACGGGATTCCGCCTGACAACAAGGGGGATACCTGATGCCCTCGCTGATTGACAAACGCCTGCACGCTGACCTTGAAACGAAACAGCACGAAACACTGCTGCGGGTGGAAGGTGTGGCCGATAAAGCTGCTGCCATCGCCCTGCGTGCGGGACGAGACGCCTTGCAGTTGATCATGGACGGTTCTGTCGTCCATCATAACCAGCGGGAAGCGGCAGATGTTTTGAAGGGGATCTTTCCGGCGGTGTCTGCACTGCTGGACAAGCTGTTCCGCCGACTGCATTACTGGAGCTATGGCGAAACCGTTCGCATTCTGGCGAAACAGATCCCTCGCAGGTGGTTTCGGAAAGCAGTTCCTGCTGTCGTCACGGTGGGTGAAGCCGCACTGGCTGGAGTGCCGATCTCAGGCACAAATATATTTGTGGACACAGAAACAGAGCCTGTTGCCGGGAAGCGTCTCAGTGATGCCGACTGGGCGGATTTCCTCAAACAGCACCTCTTTTTGCCACCGTCTCGCGAACAGGTTGAACGGGCAATTTACGCTCCGGTCGCCGGCCTGCACTGGCGGCAGCGTCTGGATATTCTTTCGCACAAGATCACGGACATGGACCGGCTGGCCGGGATTCTGGCGACAGGTGCCAGTTCAGGGATGAGCCAGGCGGAACTTAAACGCCAGATCCAACCTGTCGTGCAAAACATCAGCAGTTCCGCCGCACGCATCGCCCGCACGGAAGGCTTGCGGATTGTCACGTCCGCCCAGAGGGAGCAGTACGCCGAACTGGGTGACATGTTGGCTGGCGTCCAGATTGTGGCGACGCTCGATGAGAACACTCGCCCTGCCCATGCCGCTCGCAACGGTCGAATTTACTGGGTTGATCGACGTAAGAAACCGACGATTGATGAATTGCCGTTGTTGCCCGATGAGCCGAACTGCCGCTGTTACGACTCCCCGGTGTTGCATCCGCCGGAGGAGTTCGAGAACGATCCGCAGTTGCGGGCGGAGTTTCAAAATGCGGCCGGGAATGCAATTCCTGATCCGCAAGTTTACGGGCAATGGTTTGACCGAGCTGATCCTGGCCGCCGCAAAATGGCGGTGGGGGTTCAGAGGTACAACGCGGTGGCAAAGAAGCTGGGGCGAACTCCTCAGTTCACCGACTTCATCGGGACTGATGGATCGCTGCTGTCGCTGAAACACCTTCACGGAGAAAGTCCAGAAGACAGGCAGTCGCGACTGCAAGCTGTTCAGGCACAGATGAAAGAACGGCAGAGACTTTTGCAGAAATCGAGTCGATTCGGGTTTGTGCCGAGCGATCCGGTGAAGTCGACATTCGCTGGTCAGGGTAGAAACATCCTGAAATCCCAAGGGGCATTGGAGACAGACACCGCACCGCAATACGAGACCGAGCGACAGGCAGTCAGGGCAATGTTCGGACAGGGTTACCTTCCGACGGACGTGATCGCATTGTCTGGAGCGGTCGATGACGGAGATGCCTTCATTTCTGTTGGGTATGCAGGAGCACTGACTGTTAAAATCTGGGGAGACGGCGATTCTTACTTCATGAAGCGGACTTTCAGAAAGAAGGGGGACGGTTCGATCGTTTGTGAAAACGACCTGTTCGAGGTTTCAGGTCCAAGAAAAGGAACTGGGACGAGGATGTTCTCCGAGCAGGTGGAGAGATTGGTCAAAGCAGGCGTGAAACGCATTGAGACACTGGCGGCAAGGCACAGCAGTATTCGTAGTCGCGATAATAAGTATGTGGGATACAAGATCTGGCCAAAACTGGGCTACGACGGTCCGCTCCTTGATACTCACAGAGACTCTCTCCCGGGAGAATTTCAAAACACAAGCACAATCCAGGAACTCTACGCGACAAAAGAGGGCACAGAGGCGTGGGAAAAATTTGGAACGAACATCTCGCTGACGTTTGACTTGACGGAAGGGTCGAGAAGCCGCAAAATCTTAGAGATGTACCTGAAGAAAAGATCACTTCCCGAAACGTCGCAGGAACAGCAGCTTTCCGAGGAGTTGCCTGTTTCCAGAACAACCGATAATCCTCTCTCGGAGGACGATGAGAAGATTTTGGAAGAGGTATGGAAAGAGATCTGGGACAATCCAGGACAGATTTCCCTTGACATTTGAACTCCATCCCGTAAAAGATTCATTCTAAAGAAAAATTTCGTCGTTCAATTACGCGGCGAATCCTTGCCAGACCGGCAGGGGTTCGCCGCGTTTTTTTGTTTTCAGGCTCTCCAAATGGCCGTCAAGGAACAACAACACGTGACCGTCTCCGAGGTTGTGACTGAGTCACTGGCTGGGCTGAACGTCTCCGTTGACCGAGAGAACGGCATCATTCGCGGAGTGAAACTGATCGGCTTCGAGTCCAAAAATCGTCGGTACTATCCGCCGGATGTGCTCAAGATGGCCGTGGCGAAATACGAAGGGGCGAAGGTCAACGTCGATCACCCGCCCGTCAACGATCCAGCGAAACCGCGTGGCGTGGCGGATCGCATCGGCGTGATTAAGAGTGCCAGGTTCGTCGAAGGCTCCGGCATTCACGGTGACTTCCACTTCAACCCGAAGCACTCCCTCGCAGAGCAGATCGCCTGGGATGCGGAACACAATCCATCCGCCATCGGGTTTTCCCATAAATCGCTGGTTCAGATGGGTAAGCGGGAAAACGGCCGCTCACATGTCGCCGAAGTGACGGCCGTGAAGAGCGTCGACCTGGTCGCTGATCCCGCGACGACGAATGGCGTTTTTGAATCACAAGGTTTTGACAATCAAGAGCAAGAGGACGATATGGACTTTTCCAAGTTGACACTCGAACAGATCAAGTCCAGTCGCCCAGACATCGTTAAGGCACTGGAAAACGAACAGGCGGGGGCCAGCGAACTCCAGAAGGCTCAGGACGAGCTGAAAGCCGCTCAGCAGAAAATTGCGGACTTCGAAAAACAGCAGGAAGCGGCCAAAACCGAAGCGGCCGTCACGAAGCAATTGGAATCCGCTGGCTTCGATCCTGCCAACAAACATTCCGACAAGCGACGTCACGTCAGTGAGACGTTCAAGAAACTCTTGCTGGCCTGTGAGTCTGAAGACCAGCGAAAGACTCTGATCGACGATCGCAAGCTGGCTGCCGGTGAGTGGGCCGCGGAAAGCAAGCAGTCCGGTTCCGGAGTCCAAAAGCCGGTCACAACCAGTTCTCAGACGGCCACCGAAGGGATTTCGGCGGACGACTGGTACAAGCGGATTACCGGCCGCGTCTGATTTTCTTCAGCCTCCTTCGTTGATCACCAAACTACAAAACCACTGAGAGTCAGTCATGGAAACGCGATACATCTCCGGGATTGTGAATCCCGTCATGTCGGACGTTGATGCAGGCACCGTCATCGCCATCGGCGACCTGGTGATCCTCGATACCGATGACGCCAAGCCGGCGGCGTCTGTCACCTGGGACACCAACATTGCGACCACTCAGGAAGCAATGCACGACAAGTTCCTGGGAATCGCGGACAGCCGTTCCCGGACAGGTGACACCGAACAGGTCCGCGTGAACACGTCCGGCATCTTTGAGTTCGATTGTGCTTCGGCGGCGTTCGAACTGGGAGCCCTGGTCGGAGTGGCCAAGACATCCGGAGACGGCGTCGAGTCACAAAAGGTGGTGGCTGTCGCGACTCCCAATCTCGCCATCGGTCGCGTGGCTCAGCGATACGAAACCGCCACAACTCGCGTTCGCGTGGCGATTGATTCAGTCGTCATGACTGGCGGTCCTCAGGCGATGGCGTAATCCGCCATGATTCTTGATTCCTGATTTCAGATTCAAAGACAAGCAAAACAGGCCGCACGTCGGCAAACAAAAGGAACGATCATGATTGCCGTCAATTGCCATGAACTCCGGCAGATGTATCAAGGGCTGGGGCCAGTGCGGGCCTGCGAGCAGATTTCTGAATACTTGGCACTGGGCCGCTCCGGAAAGCCGGGCGGTCTCCGGGCCAGTGACTTTGATCTCGCCCAGCTCGCAGAGGCTGTTTGCGGTCGGGAGTGGGTCGATAATCTCGATCCCCGTCGCAAGGCCAGCGTCTTAGAGTCGGGTGAACTGGTCGATACCAGTGCTTTCACGAACATTACCGGACAGATTTATTACTCGGCTTATCTCGAAGGTTACGAAAAACCTGAGTTCGTCTTTTCGCGGTTGACCTCTGTTACGCCGACACGCATTCGGACTGGAGAAAAGATCGCCGGAGTGACGGACATCAAAGAAGACATGACGGACGTCATCAAGGAAGGGATGCCGTACCCGACGACTGGATATGGCGAAGATTACATCGAGACTCCCGCTCTGCAGAAACGCGGGAAGATCATGAACCTGACTCGGGAACATATCGTGTTCCGTCTGTCGGACCGGTTCATTAAGGATGCGTCTGCATTGGGGGAACTCGACGGTCTGCGGCTCGAAAAAATCCTGGTCGATCACTATATCGGCAAGATCAACAGCTATTCGCGGCAGGGAACCGGGTACAACACCTACCTGACGGTTGGCGGCTGGGTGAATGATCAAGCGAATCCGCTCACGGACTACACGAGCATCGACAAGAGCCGACTACTGCTCTCCAGCATGAAAGATCCCAATACCGGCGAGTCGATCGTGATGCGGGCCGGCGTGATGGTGGTGACCCCATCGCGACTGTTCAAGGCGAAATCCATTCTGAACGCGACCGAAGTTCGCACTGGAGATGGAGCGTCAAACTCGATTGCTACCACGTTCAGTAATCCGGTGGCCGGCCTGATGACGCTGTATGAATCTCAGCACATGTACGATCGTCTGCAGTCGGAACTGTCCGTCAGTGCGGACAACTCCAAAGAATACTGGCTGCATTTCGATCCGTCGAAATTCATCACGATCATGGAAGGCTGGCCGATGGAATTGACGATGCAGGGAGCAGACAGCAACGCCTCATTCGAGAGGGACGTGATTCAGCGATACAAGGTTTCTTCCATGCGGGTGCCCGCGATTCTCGAACCGCGAGCTGCCGTCCGGAACAAGAATTCCTGATCAGGGTTCTTGAGTGTTCATGATCTGATCCAGTCAGTCCAGGCCCGTCAGCATTCCTGGCGGGCCTTTTTTCAGGTGCAAGAAATGGCCAAGTTAAAACTCTCCCAATGGGACGTATCTCTTTCCGGTGTGCCGTCATATCAGGTGGAAGCCTCCAGTGAGGCGGGAGCGATCGAGGCGTACAAGGAACACTTCGGCATCACCCGCACCAGGCATCAATTCCACGTGCGTCCGGTTTCGGAACCGACCGTCACCAAGATGCCTGACCTGTTGTCGGAACCAACCGTGACGGAAGGGGCGAAGTAATCATGGCGTCTGAACAAGAAATGCTGTCCACGATTAAGGTGAATGCCTATCAGCAGATTCAGTATCTGCAATCGCTGCCACTCAAGCCGTCCTACAGCATTGATGGTCAGTCCGTCAGTCACGCGGAACTACAAGATCGCATCAAGGTGTTCCGAGAAACGATTGAATGGTGTGACAAACAGTCCTCTGCGTCACAGCCGTTCGAGTTCATCTCTCAAGGGTTTACGTAAGATCATGCCGGTGCCATTCTCCCCTGTCGGCGATTTCGAGTCTGTCTGCGATGGTTTGCAGACCGTTACGCTCGCCTCACGCGAGAATCCTTCGGATCGGGTCGACGTGCAAGCCCTCTTGCGTCCCGTCACGGACCGCGAACTGGCCCGATCGAACGGGATGTACCGGGCGGGGGATGTGCGGATTCACTTTGCTGGCTCCAATGATTTCGCTCCGGTTCCCGGAGACACCGTGACGGATGCGAATGATCGGCAGTTCACGATCCTGACCGCTTCACTGGAAACGCTGACGGATCGCTGGATCGTGACAGCTCGTGATCTGATCATCAGCGAGGGCCTGAACACCCTCGTCACGATCCAGGTGGCGACGACTGCCAAGGGAGCGTCCGGAGCCCATGAACAGACCTGGGCGGACCTGCTGACGAATGTTCGCGGAAAGATCCAGCGGATGTCCGCCAGCCAGGATGATGGCCGGGGCGTCAAGCGTCTGGACCGATCTTACGTCCTTTACATTCGTGAGCCGCTGGAGCTGACCGGCATCTACCGCGTCGTTTCTACCGGTGTGATTTACCGCGTGACCGGTTACGTCAATCCAGAGTCGATCGATCAACTTACTACCGTTTCTCTGGAAAGGTGGTGAGTCATGAGCGTCCGCATCAAGACTTACGCTCCCCAGGTCAAAACCGGCATCAAGAACGCCACTGCTTCCGGACTCAAACGAGCGACGGTGTTTTTGCACCAGAAGTGCCGGGAAGTGACGAACATTGCCAATACCGGCGTGCGAGTGCAGGCGAAGGACGTCCACCGGCAGGCTCACGAGCAACTCAAGGGCGGTGCAGCCGGCCTGATCCGGGTAAAGACAACCCGCAAGTTCCGCGAGAACGGAAAGACCGTTCGCACGGAAGATGTGGAAGGACACTACTGGTACGACAAGAAAAACTTTGCGGACACGGTCAATCCGAAGACCGGCAAGATCCGCAAGGTGAAGTCCGTCACGATTTACCCGTATCCGTCCAAGCCAGGAGAAGCTCCCCGGAAGAGAACCGGCTGGGGCCAGCGACATATCGTCTGGGAATTCGATGCCACTCGCATCGCCGGCCGGGTCGGCGTTTCAGCCGCTGCGATTTACATGCTGTTCCTCGAACTGGGCACCCGCATCGTCAAACGTCGGCCATGGTTGGTCGTCACGCTCATGAAAAACTTGCGGATGATCGGCCAGCTCGCCTGCACAGGGAAGCCGGACTCTGCAGTCAGTGACGGACAGGGAGGGCAGGCATGATCGAAGCCGCGATTCATTCCCGTTGGGCTGCGACACCTGCACTGATTGCCCTCGTCCCGGCAGAAAAGTTCACGACCGGCAGTGAACTGGGCAGCGACAACTCCGGCAGCGAATCCAGCGGCCTGCCCGTGGCAACCCTGACCATCCAGGGAAGTCAGAAGCATCGGCACAACAAGGGTGTAGTCGCCGAATGGTGGTTGTGATCAGACGTTCATGACGAGGGTGTTCCAGAAGGGGTGCCAGTTTTCATTGAGAGCTTGAGCCCGCAGGGCGGTCACCGCCAAGGCTCCGGTTTCACTCCAGTGCATTCCC